ACCGTAAAAGACGTCGTGTCCCCATCCTTGTTCTTGTTCTCACTTAAAACAACCGTCTCAGTAACAGGAGCAGCAGCCTCCCCAACAGTCGAAGCCAATAACGCATCCGCAGACGTAACACGACCATCATCATTCAAATCCATCGTCGCTACATCAACATCCCCTAAACCAACAGACGCCTCCAATATGTCACTCGCCGTAACCGACTCCCGCTGCAAAACCTGTAACGCATCCGCAGAACTAAAACGACCATCATCATTAATATCTAAAAAAGAAGAAATAGAAGGAGAACTTAAATCAATACCCGCAGGATTTATACCAACAGATAACTTCAATAAATCATCCGAACCTAAAGACCGAACATAATTAAGATCAGAATCAGGAAAATTAGGATCAGCCCCCCCAACTAAACCTACATAAGTATCCCCATCAACATAATACCGAGTCCCATTAGCTAACTCACGAATCTCCATCAATACCTCCTAAAGGTCCATGGCCCCATAACCACAATACAATAACCCCAAACGAAAATATACCCGCTATTTTTTCTCAACCTTGCCAGCCTTCCTGTTCCGACGAAAACTACGGTTCCTCCCCCTGTCCAAAATACCCAAATTACTAGAAGAATTATCCCTCGGATTACCATTCCGATGCGTCACATCCTTACCATCACCCTTCTTAACACGACCCTTCTTCAACATAACAGCACGAGCCGCGTTCCTCGCCGCCCGGTTCTTCTTCTGCTTAGGAGAGGAATGATAATTGTCATACTCGGACCTATAATTACGTGTTGCCATGGATGTTCTCCTTATGTTCTCAAATGAGATTATACACGAATGAATTTACAAAACCAACATTATAGGACAGTACACCGCACATACATCCCACAAAAAGGGGGTGATGGGGGTCAGTGTTTAGAAGAATATCAATAGGTATTCGGCGCAGTAACCCCTAACACATGGTCATAGTAAGAAGGATATTGTTCGCAAGACAAGTGCGCTGGGTATGCTAACTAGAGACCCCCCGGTACTCCTACAAACTCCAGAAATATTTTGGTTTCGACCCTTTGATTTTCTGGGCGACGGACGGGCTGTCGTGAACCAAGCCCCTTCAGGTCTTGGCCCTTCGGGCTTCCATCCCTGTCGCACCGCTCTCAGGGATTTTTCATCCCTGCCGCTCAGGCAAACCCTGAACAAACGAAGTACGTTTGATCCTTTTTGGAACGACGTATCAACCCTCACCTGACACCGTCGTGCGTGCGGTGGCGCGCGCGACGAGCTTTCAGGTGGGCTAGATTCGCCGTGTCGGATTCGGCTGCGCCTTACCTCCGCATCAAGGCAGAAGGAACCATCTGAATCGTCCGTCTTTGCGACAGTCACAGAGGGCACGAGCGTGTTGATTGAAGAAGTCGTGCCCGACTGCACTGTCACACGACGGACGATGCACACCCGACCACGCTCCCGCTTTTGTGGTCTAAACCATATGTATCAAATAGATTAGTTGTAGGGTTGGTGTGCATTCCCTTGCGCCAAGGACATATCAAACGACGTGGAATAGATTTCGGGACGACGGGAACGCCGTCGTCTGTTAACCGAAATCACGACGCGATAATCCCCTGCGAAACAACGCAACATCACGCAACGGTTAAGGTGCTCGACAACAGAGCCATACCGTCTCTGTTCTCTCGCGCTTTATTAGTGTTCCGTTGCCCTGTGACGTAGCATCGTTTCTTGCGCAAGCGTTGAAACAATTCGTCACCTCGGTAACGAATTGTGTCAAGGGATCATTAAGACACGTCGTCCACGTTTGATCTACTGAAGATGTATCAAAAGATACGAAGAAGTAACCATCAAATCGAAAGGAAACAAGATGGATATTCAACTAAGTGTTCAAGATATAGCTGACCAGGTTAAAGTCATCAACACAAGGCTAAAAGCCCTTGAGTATTACTTTACGTTCTTTAAGACAGAAATTACGGGAGAACGTCTAATATGCTCATTAGATCATCGGGGTCTAAAGGGGGATGATTGTCATTTTGAAAGTTGGAGGTTCAACTTCGACGGCGACTACAATGACCACGATTCAATCGGTCATATGTTCGTCGAGATCAACGACTTCATCAGCAACATGCCAACAGGAGACAATCTCAAGAAAAGGTCACTTGTCCGCAAGCTGGAGGAAGTTAAACTCATGACCGAAGATCTCGACATCAACGTAGACATCGTGAACCCCTTCATAACGATCATGAACGAACTTGCAACCAATGCGATCACACATCGTAAGTCAACGGAGACCGCAGCTTGATCGAACCAATCAACATGTTCCACACGCCTAGCGACTGGGATGAGTTGATGGATTGGGTGAACCGACACAATAAGAAGGATCGCCCACATCTACTCACCGCATCAGCCATGGGTTGGAACCTAGCATGTAAGGAGAATGAACATGCACATAGCATCCGTACTCAAGAGAAAACTAAAGGAGATACGAGTGAACCTTGATAATGCACGAGCAGCCCTTGAAGAAGTATCCGACGATCTGCTGCTCGAAGACTGCTGGTTAGAGTGCTATCACGACAATCATGCTGTTCTGCAAGAGGCGATCGACTATGATATTCTTGCTAAACTACACAACATCGATCAATCGCTCAAAGACTGGACAGGAGAAAAAATATGAGAGCAGAACGTACTGACTGGGGCAATGGCCACATGTGGACACTGTACGAAACGGTTGGCGGAGAACTTCTTCGCCAGCAATACATATACAGCGTACCGTTTTGCGAGGACACCTGTCGTTCCAAAAAGGACGCGACCAATCAGTTCCGACGCTACCTTGCGGAGCACAAACGCGAGATGCTGGAAACTATTTACCGCTACCGTCAGTACGGGCGGTAAAGATAAACAAACTGAAGGGGGCTTCGGCTCCCTTCTTCAACATGAAAGGAAAACAAATGCCTAATATAAAAGACAACATGCACACTTGGGATAACGATCAAATCCGCGACTACTACGACCAGAACCCTAACCTCACAATCCTAACATATGCAGGTATGTTGGGACTAACAGGAGGTGAACTCAAAGACATCCTCATGACGGACGGCAGCGCTGTCGATAAAGAAGAGGAAGCTACAGCAGAAGCAATGTTTCAAACCGAGGCCAGAACAACTCGGAACTATTGGTAAACTTAACGGGAGGGGGCTTCGGCTCCCTTCCTCAACACGAAAGGAGTAAACAAATGGATAACATGAAAGCAATCGATATCATCGAAGGACATTACGACGATCTTGAAGAACATGAGTACATCTCAGCATGGCAACACCTGATCGATAACGGTCTGGTGTGGTGGCAGTTACAGGGATCTTTTGGTCGAATGGCAGCTAGGTTGATAGCAGACGGAGTGTGTACAAAATAAGGAAGGGGGGCTTCGGCTCCCTTTTTTACTACTATCATAATTGAGTCCTCGTTCCTCGGACGCTTTATAATGTAAAAAGATAAAAACGCAGCGCGTGGGGCCGCAGGGCTTACGTGCTGCGAGCCAGCAAACGGGCCGCGTGGGGCCGCAGGGCCATGAACATAGAACAAACATCCCCGAAAATTTGCCCCTCAACACCGCCCATCCCATGCTGTTTGAGACACGGACCCTGATCACCGCTGAACAAATGTAGCTGCTTGGTCGTGAGGCTCTTAGCCAAGAAGTAACTTGCACCACCATTGGCAAAATAAGCCATATGCCACGCGATCTGATGAGGTGTTAAATTTAGCCCATTGTGTTTAGTTGTTTTCAATTCCAACCACAAAGGCACCCCGTCCAAAACCATGTGAACATCAGGAACACCGCCGCCATGTTTGTTCTCAATGCGTGTTGCAAAAGACTTTTTAGGTAGATTTTTTCTGATCGTGGTCCAAAAGTTCGCCTCCGGCCCCTTGCTCATTTGGTGTGATGTCCTTGTAACTGGCCTCAATCTCAAAGGCTTGCGGGTAAACTTTTCGCAGGTTATCCAACCTGGCGACGATTTGCTCTCTGGTCATCTGATCAACCGTGTTGATGTTTTCTCTTCGATCAATAGTCAAACCACCCAACGCTGATCGTATTTTCTCAGCATTGATTGCGGCTGAGAAGTGCCCGGCTTCCTCTGCACCTAGCGAAAGTTTTTGTAAACGTTCAAGCTGACCGATAGTTGTGACGCCATAACGCCGCTCTCGTTCCTCTCTTAACTCTTCAATATACTCCACCACATGCGGATAATCTTTTCCATTCAACAGCACGGATGCTCGCTCGTTAGCTAGGTCAGGGGTGAACCCAGCTTGACGAGCCGCCTCTGCATTGCTGTAGATGCCCTCGACGATCAGCCGGGCAAAAGTCATTTGCCGCGTTGTCAGTTTTCTTTTATGCTTCCT